AAAGCGTGAATGTATAGCAACTGCACTAGACATAAAATTAATAGATAAACAAATAACTCCAATGGAAAAAATTCATTTGAAGAAATTAAGACTACCAAGATGTGCAGCAATGTCAGGGGACATTATATACTGTATAGAGCCACTCTCAGATGGAAAAGATAGAGTAACCAATAGGCTTCTACGAAGAATGTCGGACATGCACAAATCAATAACAGCAAACGTATATTACACAACTGATAGTGACAAAATACCGGCACTAAAAACATTATTCAAGTTAGTTGACAATGACAATTTTGAGAGACATTGCTATGTAGGTATAACCGATGACGTACCTAAACCGGTAGCAACTTTGGCGGATATACTTGAGAAATATAAGAAGAGTATAGGTTTAAATGATCTAGAAACAAATGAATATGAAGACGTGTGCGAAGCAATGGGAGTCAAAAATTTTAACAGTAATGAAATAACAGTTGAACTTGTGAATGAAGATGTTCCACACACAATACATGATTGGCTTTGTGCAATGAATGACTGTTATATGGTGAGGTACCCATACATATTGATACACAACAATGGTATAATGTACAGAATTGTAAGTACAGGTAGTGGTAACACAAAAGATGATGATGTTGTTCTACTCGACATAGATGGACAAGATGCAAAGAACTATGAAATGAAGTATAATAACAAAACAGAATCAAAATTTGATATGAGACATGTAAATGATGAAACATCTGACACATATGACTTTAAGAACACTACAGCATTAAATATGCTTAGCGGCAATACCATAAAACTTAATTCAGAATGGAATGATTTACTGGCGGAAACAGCACCGGAATTGTCTACAACGTCACGCATACTAACAATGTCGCTAACTAATGGCGGTGATTACGAAGTAGAGGATTGTAAAATACCTGATGTACCAGATGCTAAAACAATGGATTATTGGGATACAGCGAGTGCGCTTAAAGATCCGGTATTTGTGCTCCCATTAAACGCTGATTTTAGATTCAAATGTAGATTGCAACCAGATAGTATGGTATTGACACAGAAAGTCAGAATGGAAGAATATCCGACCATTTCAAGGCCATCTATAACAGCAGATATAACCAGTACATTCAACTCAGTTTCAACACGTCAAGGATCAGTACCAAAATATGCAATACATCCATTGAATGTAAAGGATGAATTTAGCATGTATAAAGACAACTACACACGTAGGGGCTATGATAAACTGACATTGAAATACAAGAGTAGCATGAACACTATAGCATTCAATGCAGATGCAACAGATAAGTGGTGTAGGGAACATAACTACCCAGATAACGTAAGGCAATCACTAAATGAGCTGTTTGATCAAGGTATGGAACGATACCCAATAAACGCTATAAAGACGCATGACAAAACTGAATCAGTAGTAAAATTAAGCAAAGGTGCAAGATGGTTTAGTGAAGTTTATTCACGTTCAATAATGGCAAGTGCATATTGCATATCAGCATTGTTTTCACCAATATTCCTGGAAGTAAAGAAACGATTTAAAGATTCATTACATGACGGGGTGATATATACAGATGGTTACTCCCCAATACAATTGACAGCACTGGTGAAAACGTATGAAAGACCCGAATTCTTTGTTGAAGATGATTTGACTATGCAAGACGCTGCAACTGTAAGCGGTATAATAGACGTGGAATTCAAAATATATGAAGATTTAGGCGTGGATATAGGTGTCCTCGAAATGTATAGGTGGATACATAGTAATTGGCACTGGAAAGCCGCAGGTATGTCAGGTGTAGGAGACGCTATGCGATTATCTGGTCAACCAACTACATCATTGGGTAATACGATAACAAATTTGATAGTGCATAACAGGTTTTACATGAGGAACAAAAACAACATAATACTTATGGCAGTATTAGGTGATGACAATTTGGTATTAGCACGGCGTGAGTTGGATGTGAAAAATCATGGTACAGAAACAAAAGAATTATATAATATAATGAGTAAAATTCAACAACGTAAATATGTTGGCGAATATTTATCAATGATAATACATAATTTCAATGAGCACTTGGAGTTCTGCCCGAATTATAGGAGAATGAGACACAGATATTCGGTATGTAACTATGCATTCACTAATGAAGATAGAGATGAAAAACTTAAACAACGTAGATTAAGTTATTCACTCATGTTAGGTAACATAAAAGCAACGAAACAATGGTCAATGCGTGAGTTCAATGGTTTGCATTGTGATTGGTACGATGTGCCATCAGCAATAAAGGCGAATGCTCACTTTCACAATTGTAGTGATGCGAATGTATTAGATGACATAGGTAGGTTGATCGTAAGTATGAATGCAACACCATTGGTGATGAGGATACCGGTATGGACATCAGGTAAACCAAACAAAAATTTGCGTTTAATTAAAACTGTGAGTGATAATATTAGAGATACATGATGTAATCACTATTAAGAATGCACTACCCACATTATATTTCTGAGAATTAAAC